TCGACGCCAAGACGCCTCACGGTAATCATGGTCGGTATACACCTTCCCATTGATTACCTATCAAAGTCAACACTCATAGAGTACACCTAATGATGATTGCCTCAAGGGTCTCTATGGGTCTCACCGCTATGCTCCTGCGTAGCACCTTATGATAGGCCCTGCTTGGGTTCACCTAATGAGACCCTTTAAGAATCTGACAGAAAAATCTGAGAGGGTATCTCATAGAGTAAGCAACCCAAAGTCCCCCCATAGGCCCTCTCAACGTTAACCCAAAGAGTGGTCCCCTCCTAAGGTTCCTCTTAATGTGAGACCTAATGATGACATAGAGTGTCACCGAAAGTCAATCCTTATGTGATGAGGCTGTGAGTGACACTATATGTGGGGCTTAAGGAGACTATGAGACACTATATGTAGTCCTCTCTGTGTCCCTATCTGTTAGTAGCTCCTAATGTCCTCTCCTTATGTTCCTCCTAATGTCATCACTACGAGCTGCTATCCTAATGAGACCAATCAGAGGCTACCTAATGTTAATGCTCTTATAGATGCCTCGTTGTTAGCTATCATCATCTCCTCACCTCATCCATGCGACTCACTATTGAGAGACAGACAGAGACTACTTAAAGAGGACTATAAGAGGACTATAAGAGGACTAAGAGAGAATAATCATAATTAGATTAAAAATAACTATTGACCTTTGAGAGTCTTTAAGGCTACTATAGCCACATCGAGACAGACAGTGAGTCTCTGGAAGACAAAACTACGAGTTATCTTCTACCTCACAATAGGTCTGACAAGTAGTCATCAAGCGACATACGAAAGTGCTTGACTCGATACCTGAAGTAAGGCAGTATGTACCACATCAAGGCAACACCGCTCTTTAACAATATGGAATACCGAAAGGTGTGGACCCACAAGGGTTATGTAGCAGGTCTACTGAGTGCTTAACACGCAAGGTCATCTCCGGGTGGCCTTTAAGATAATCACTCCTACTAACCAACACAAGGTAAATCATCATGATTCACACTAAACAGCCTGCTAATCAGTTCTATGTGTTCCTCACTGCGTACCGCTCAACTGAGACCACTGAGGATAACGAGTTCAACACTCGCAACATCGCTCAGCACATCCGCATGTATCCGGGTGCCCTCGGTATCGTTGAGAACACTGACGTGCAAGGCTGCTACAAAGAGGCAGGCGCTGAGTCTGCTTCCATTGAGCGCACCTTAAAGGTCCGTGCACGTAATCACTACGAGATGAGCAATCTGGTGTATCTGGCTTGCAAGAATTACAACCAAGACGCTGTGCTGGTGGTCAACTCACAGACGCACACAGCCGCTTTAGGCACCATTGAGATGTGCGGTGAGTACCCTATGCAATACCCACGGTTGAAACTGGAAGTTATCGGGACGTTCACTAAGCAGGACACTGGCAGTGAACACTACTCAATCATTAACGGCGAACGCTGGGAAGTGGCTTAAGATGGTTACATACGGTATCACTCAACGGGACCTGAAGATGGTTCGCACCGGAATAGTCCTCGGTTACACACACAAGCAAGCAATGGCGGTCCTCAAGAATCTCTATGAGAGCCGCAAGCGTAAGCACACAGCAGCAAGTTGATAGTCTATAGGTGGCCTGCGGGTCGCCTATGTAATGTTAACTAAAGGTGCACACACATTATGTTTATCGCTTTCGTCGTCTTCATGTATCTGCTGATTGTCCTGTACTTCCTGAAGGATTTCCGCAAGGGCCTGAAGGTGCACAAGGCTAACTTTTCGTACCTGAAGTATGGCTTCTTACCACGCTACACTGTGCGCTTACCGAACGGTCGCTTTAAGGCCAACAAGGTAGGCATCTTCTATATCGCAACTCACTAAGGAATCACTGCGATGACTAACAATGAACTGACCATCAATAGCCGCTCTTTCAACATTCTGCGTCAAGTGCGTGAATTGCCTATCGCACAGTTAGAACTCCGTGAGCCAATGCTTGTGGCTGCTCTGGCTGATATCGTTAAGCACTACGTGCAGACCTACGGTTTAAGCGCCAGCTACGTGGGTAGCAATGGCTGGATTGATGACTTGAAAGAGACTGCCCGCCATGCAGGCTTTGAGTTCCTCGGCAGTGGTTATTTCAGTGCAGCATTCAGCAACGATGCTCTGCCGGGTCGTGTGGTGAAGGTTGGATTCAAGAAGGAAGACTCAGGCGCAGCCTATGCGGCCTTCTGCAAGGCTCATCAAGGTCTCAAGGGGATTCCTAACGTGTATGCAGTACAGCGCCACTCACATTGCTATACGGTCGTGCTGGACCACCTCAAAGAGTTCACAGTAGCGAACCAGACAGAGGAGCAGTACGCTCAGTACAAAACAATCTGTGAACTGGTGCAACACGATGGGCATATCAACGAGGACGACTACGAAGGCCCGCTGGCTGATACCTGCAACAAAATCCGTTCGTTCTTTAAGGGAATCGCATCGTTCGATATCCACCGGGGCAACGTGATGGTTGATAAGAACGGTGACTTAGTAATCACTGACCCGGTGAGCTACTCCAATGACGAACTGCAAGCGACCGACTTTGAGGAGCTAAAGGCAGAACTGGAGGCGAACGCTGAACATGCACGGATGCAAATGGCTATCAGCCGTGGTCGCCGTAAGCACATGCGAGACCTTGACCCGTTCATGTGGAATCACCAGAAGGAACTCCGCAAGGAACGTAAGGCCCGCAAGAAACGCGATATGCAGCGCAAAGCAGCCCGTAAGGCACGTATTGACTCCGCAATTGACATACTCATGGCTGACCCTCTCCTGACTGGTGAGTGCGTCGAGTGGGGCGATGGTTCCATTCCTCACAACGGCTGGCGGCACGTTCCACCAATGGTACGCAAGATTAAAACCCAAAAGCCACAAGATGAGGCACCTACAGTGCTGAATCTCAATAGCATAGAGGCACTGGCTTTAGAGTTGCACGGTATGACTTGGCAGAAACCAGCGGGGTTAAATATCCTACCCGTGCACGTTTTCCACTAAGGTGTATCTTCGGTGTCGTCGTCAACTGGTGGCGGCACCCATAGATAAACTTTATTCACAAAGAGGTACTTAATGAACGTAATCAACGCACCAAAGAATGATTTCTCCGATATCTCCAACGCAATCATGCCGTTCAACGTGCTGGCAGACCTGTGGGGTGGTGACTTAGCGGCGAAACAGTTGCAACTGGAGCACGAAGCCCACACTGAGGGTGAGAAGCGTTTCCTTAAGGCAATGGAGCGTCAGATTCAGGCGGGTGAGTTCGCAGATAACGCTGCTGCTAAACCGCTGCTGTCAACACTGGTCCCGAAAGTCTCTCAGCGCATGACTGAGTGGATGGATGAGAAGGGTTCCAAAGGCGGTCATCGCCCGGTCGCATGGAAGAAACTGCAAGGCGTCACGATGGATACAGTCGCCGTGATTGCACTGAAAGTAATCCTTGTGTGCCTGACCAAAGAGGAGCACACCAACGTCACAAACGTAGCGTTCAAGATTGGTCGCTCGATTGAGGATGAGATGCGCTTCGGTCGTATCCGTGATGAGGAGGCGAAGCACTTTAAGAAGCACGTTAAGGAGCAACTTAACAAGCGCGTTGGCATGGTCTACAAGAAGGCATTCATGCAGGCCGTTGAGAGCAAGCTGGTTGAGACCAAAGTGCTTAAGACTGAGTGGACCGCGTGGCAGAATGAGGAGACCGTGCACGTTGGTATCCGTCTGATTGAGGCAGTAATCGAGGCGACTGGTCTGGTCGTGATGACACGGCCTTACGCTGGTGATGCGAAGCGTGACGGTGAGTACATCGAGTTGGCTGAGGAGTACGTGAACATCCTGAGCAAACGCGCTGGTGCACTGGCAGGAATCGCACCGATGTATCAACCGTGTGTTGTCCCTCCGAAGCCGTGGACAAGCCCGACAAGTGGTGGCTACTGGGCCGCTGGGCGCAAGCCTCTGACTCTGGTCCGTGCACCATCAAAACGTGCTCTGGAGCGTTACAACGATGTGTACATGCCTGAAGTTTACGAAGCGGTTAACACCATTCAGAACACAGCATGGAAAATCAACAAGAAGGTGCTGGCGGTTGTTAATGAGATTATCAACTGGAAGAACTGTCCGGTGTCTGATGTGCCGATGATGGATGCACAGCGCCCTGAGAAACCAGATGAGTTCACTGTGAACGATGAGGTTCTCTTTAAGGCGTGGAAGAAAGAAGCCGCTGCAATCTACCGCAAGGAGAAAGCACGGGTATCCAAGCGCCTTAGCATGGAGTTTATCGTAGGTCAAGCCAACAAGTTCAATCAGTTCAAACGTATCTGGTTCCCGTACAATATGGACTGGCGCGGACGTGTCTATGCGGTCTCGATGTTCAACCCGCAAGGTAACGACATGACGAAAGGGCTGCTGACTCTGGCGGATGGTAAGCCAATCGGTGAGGAGGGTTTCTACTGGCTGAAGATTCACGGTGCGAACTGTGCGGGTGTCGATAAGGTCCCGTTCCCTGAGCGCATCAAGTGGGTAGAGGACAACGTAGACCACATCATTGCAAGCGCAAAGGACCCGCTGGGGTACACATGGTGGGCCGAACAGGATTCACCTTTCTGCTTCCTCGCGTTTTGCTTTGAGTACGCTGGCGTGGCACATCATGGCCTGTCTTACAACTGCTCGCTGCCTCTGGCGTTCGACGGTTCATGCTCAGGGATTCAACACTTCTCTGCGATGCTCCGCGATGAAATCGGTGGCTCTGCGGTTAACCTGCTGCCCTCTAAAGAGGTACAGGATATCTACCGTATCGTTGCTGATAAGGTCGTCGAGGTTCTCAAAGTTGACGCTGTGCAAGGAACTGCGGATACCGTTGAGTTAATCGAGAAGGACGGTGAGATGGTCGAGAAGTACATCACCGGGACCGCCAAGCTGGCTAACCAGTGGTTGACTTTCGGTGTAAACCGTGGAGTGACTAAACGTTCCGTGATGACTCTGGCCTACGGCTCGAAAGAGTACGGCTTCCGGGACCAGATTCTGGAAGACACAATCAACCCGGCTATTGACAACGGCAAGGGCAACATGTTCACACAGCCGCACCAAGCTGCCGGATACATGGCTAAGCTAATCTGGAATGCAGTAAGCGAGACAGTGGTCGCAGCGGTCGAGGCGATGAACTGGCTGCAACAATCTGCAAGCCTGCTGGCTGCTGAAGTCAAGGACAAGAAGACGAAAGAGGTTCTCCGCAAAGCCTGTGCGGTTCATTGGGTGACACCTGATGGTTTCCCGGTATGGCAGGAGTATCGCAAGCCAGTGCAGAAGCGTCTTAACCTGATGTTCATGGGCGAGTTTCGACTGCAACCTACAGTGAACACAACGAAGGACAGCGGGATTGATGCGCACAAGCAGAAGTCTGGCATTGCCCCTAACTTTGTGCACTCACAGGACGGCTCGCATCTCCGTATGACAATCGTACATGCTCACAGGGCGTATGGCATTGAGTCGTTCGCAGTGATTCATGACTCGTTTGGTACTATCCCGGCTGATGCAGGCTCGCTCTTTAAGGCGGTCCGTGAGTCGATGGTGAACACCTACGAGAACAACGATGTGTTAGCGGACTTCTATGAGCAGTTTGCAGACCAGCTTCACGAGTCACAACTGGACAAGATGCCAGCGTTGCCAAGCAAGGGAACTCTGGATATCCGGTCGATTCTTGACTCAGACTTCGCCTTCGCATAATCCATGCGACTCACTATCAGGGACTCAACCGGGTCCCTTAGTTCTCACAACTGATTAAGGAATGAACACTATGTTTAACTTTCTGAAGCGCAAGCCACTCAAAGCCATTGAGTTCACTGCTGTCAAGCCTGACGGTGAGTTGATTAAGACCTCGTTCAAGCTGGGCATGGGTCCCTGCGGTAAGGACGTAGTGAGCCTCAAGCATTACGTATCAACGTTCTACCTCTGTGTCACGCAAGTGACCTCAGATGGTGAAACCAAAGAGTTCTGGTACGAGAAACACACAGTGGTGGGACGGGTGGTCTTCACCTACTAAATCCATGCGACTCACTACTGGCAGAGAGACAACCTTAAGAGACTCTCTTTAAGATACACTTTAAGATTCATAACTTTCTGATTAATACAAGGATAAACTTTATGTTCACCTCTAAGAGCAACTTTGAGAAAATCGTTAAGACCCGTGGCAATCACCTGACAATGGGTCAGTCTGATGCAGCACATGAGCGCGATGAGCACATCAAGAACGCCAAGAAGCGCCGCAAGGCTGACCGGGCTGCGGTTCGTAATGGCAAACGTAATGGCTGGGAGGATTAATCATGGGTCGCATATCGCACTGCAACATTGTCGCTTATAACAAGGCGTATGAGCGGGTCATTAACTGTGGGGCCTCCATCGTATCTGAACGGTGGCTTGACCAAGCACTGATGCGGGAAGTTGAGTTACTGATAGTCACGATGAACTTACAGCCTATCGCTAAGCGCGAGTTCTCTGATTATGATGAGGAGGTACTGATTAACTCGCAGACAGCATGGCTCAATAAGCTGGCCGATGAGTTGGACTACTGGCAATCCAAGAGTTAAACTAAAGGTCGCCTTCGGGTGGCCTTCGTGATTAACTTTTAACCCACACACAAACAAAGGAGTAACACCTCATGATTAACTTTAAGACCAAACCACATCGTGCAGTAGGCTACGTTGAGTCCTCAATCCTGAAGGCTGCTGAGGCCGCTGGTTCTCTTATCGCTGAAATCAAGTATGACGGCTTCCGTGGTAACCTCGTGATTGATGGTAAGGACGAAGGCTATTGGGCTGAGTTCTGTACCCGTGAGAGCACTGAGGTCCCGGCTCTGGCCTACCTCGCTGGTGAACATAGCGAACGCTGGGGCAAACTTATCCGCGACGATGAGAACCCGTTCAAACAGGGCGTAATGGTCGATGGTGAGTTGATGGTCAAGGGCGTTAACTTCCAGACTGGCTCCGGTATCCTGCGCACTAAGTGGCTGAAGGATGACAACAAGAAGTTCCACGCTGGTGACTTTGAGGTGAACGCTAAGACTGGCAAGCCGAAGGGCAAGCAGTTGTTCCAACTCGGACTCGGCAAGCTGTCCGTAATCGTCTATGACCTGATACCACTTGATGTGATTAAATCAGGCAGCGACTACGAGATGCCTACAGTCATCCGTGTGGAACACGCTAAGCTGTTCGTTAAGCTGCTCCGTAAGCACTTCCCTGAGATTGACTGGCAGTCACCTGAAAGCTGGGACGTGTACGACCTTGAGTCACTTCAGGCGCTCTATGAGGAGCAACGTGCGCTGGGCCACGAGGGTCTGATTGTCAAAGACCCGTTCGCACCTTATCGCCGTGGCAAGAAAACAGGCATGTGGAAAATGAAGCCGGAGAACGAGATTGATGGTGAGATTGTCGGTCTCGTATGGGGAACTGAAGGTAAGGCCAACGAGGGCAAGGTGATTGGCTTCGAGGTCCTGTTGGAGAATGGCGTGGTGGTTAACGCCTGTGGTATCACCAAGATGCAGATGGACGCCTTCACCCACAACGTGAGTGATGATGCTGAGTTCTATAAGGGCTGGCAGTGTCAAGTAGTGTTCATGGAGGAGACACCTGATGGCTCTCTCCGTCACCCTTCGTTCCACTCTTTCCGTGGCACTGAGGATAACCCGACACGTGAGTGATGATGCTGAGTTCTATAAGGGCTGGCAGTGTCAAGTAGTGTTCATGGAGGAGACACCTGATGGCTCTCTCCGTCACCCTTCGTTCCACTCTTTCCGTGGCACTGAGGATAACCCGACCTTGAAGGTCTAACCAAATGGCTCACCTTAACGGGTGGGCCTTTGTCGTTTCTGGAGGTATTCGATATGCTATCCAATCACGTAACCCTATGGGACCGCATCGTCGGTCTGTTGTTCTTTATCGCTGCCCTACTGTTCCTCTCCTATGCTATGGACGACCTGACCTACCGGGAAGGCTATGTGTTCATGCTGATTATCCTGACCACCATCGTGGGCTGGGCTGGAATCTGGACGGCAACCCGACCATTCACTAAGGAGGACAAAAATTGAGTGCACTCCATGTGGCCTACATCATTGCGATAATCTTGACGATTGTCCTCGCGTGGGCCTTAAACGATGATGATGACGATAGTGGAGGGCCACCAACAGGCCATGCGACTCACTATTGACAGACAACCTATCAACCCAAACTCAAGGAGGCCCATCATGGCTAAACCTCACAACTTCCGTGTGGTTCATCGCTACGGCGTTACCACGACACCTCGTGTCATCCAAGACCTGAACACTGGTCGTCTTCACCCACTGAAGCAGCAGACTCCACACATTGCGAAAGCTGGTGGTCTCACCTTCCACATCCTGAAGGCACACACTGGCACCAGCAATCACGTTGTGGTCAAACCTTATGAGGGCAACTGGCCTCGCCTGATGTTCTACGTTAAGCGTGGTCTGGAGTTGTTCGCATGAAGGCACTACTGTTTATCTTACTGTCCTCTATCGGTCCGGGCAGCGCCTCTCCTTCAATGGAGACAGTGCAACTCAACAGTATGGCAGAGTGCCGTGAAGTCGCAGCACAGTTGAAAGAAACACCGAAGCCCGGTAAGGGATACACTGAGTACAGCTACCTGTGCGTGGAGGTGTCCAAATGAGAGTCATCGGCCTGAACAGTCAACGGGGCAAGTCCGGCAAGGATACCCTGTATGACCTCATCGCGGCTGACTCAGTTGCGACTAAACGATTCGCTTTCGGTGATGAACTGAAAGAGAAGTGCTCGGTGGCTATCAGCTACACTGAGTTGATGCAGAAAGAAATGTTGATAGCGATGCACGACCAGACACTGAAGGATGAGCCTATGCTTATTCTCCGTGGGTCCAACATTGCTGAAAGTGAATACAAGACGTGGCTCTTAGTGAATGGCTTTGATATGACAGCCCCTCGCTCTCCGCGTTTCCACCTTCAGCAGTACGGGAATGGTTATGTGCGTGACTACCTCAACGATGAGGACCGCTGGTTAAACGCAGTACGGTCTAAGCTGGAATACTACCCTGAAGCTACCATCGTGATTACTGACGTTCGACAGCCTAACGAGGTCGAATGGGTACGCTCAATCGGTGGCATTGTGGTTCGCGTTAAGCGCGGCTGGGATATCCCGGAAGTAGACAATCAGCCTCTGCACATTACGGACACTGCGCTGGACTCTTATGGTCTGCCAGTGATTATCAACGAGTGGGGCAACCCTCAAGGGATGCTCGACCAACTCAAGGAGGTAATAAACCGTGAGTGAAAAAGTAGGTGGCTTGGTCCCTCAATCCAAGAAGTTCTTTGTGACCATTGAGAACGCTAAGGAATCCTTTGAGGTCCCGGTGTTCGCAATCGACATTGAAGACGCTCAGGCTCAGGCAGCTCTCTATGAGGATGCTGGTTTCGAGGTCGTTCGGATTCGCCCGGAGGTGAAACGTGCGTAACGTACACATGGCTCAAGGTAAGATGCGGAGTAAGCCTGATGGTTTTCTCCACCTGAACAACTACTCGCACATCGGCGCGTCTGGCATGGCGGGTGTTCTGTTCGAGCGTATCTTCACGGAGCGCCAACAGGAAATCGTAGGGTGCTCACTGCTGGAGATTGCCGGGAACGACCCCGCGCTGGTCCACTTCAAGCACAACGTGTGGCGATTCAAGAAGGAGTTTCTTAATGAACACTTCCAGTCTGTGGTGTATGGCACTTGCCGTTTACTCCGTAAGTCTCCTGCTCTGCTGGCGTCTATCGCTATCACCGAAGAAGAACAGAACGTGAAGAAACGTGTGGTGGGCTGGCCTAAAGGCTGACCCTCAGTCCATGCGACTCACTATTGCAAGACAATCCATTCGATAACTTAAGGAGGCCCAACATGGCTTTTAACAAACGTAAAGTATTAATCTCCGCTCTCGGCGTGGCTGAGCCTTACTGCTACTTGCAGAAACCTGACTACGGCCACGGTGACTTCAAGAACGAGCGAGGCACGTACAAGGTCTCTCTGACCATCTCCAACGATGACCCACGCTGCCAGCAGATGATTGATGAAATCGTCGAGGCACACGAAGCGGACTATGCGGCTCGTCTGGAGGAGTACGAAGCGAACCCGCCGAAGGTCGTCAAAGGTAAGAAACCTCTGAAGCCATACGTGGGCGACATGCCGTTCATCGACAACGAAGACGGTACGACCACTTTCAACTTCAAGTGCTACGGTAACTTCACCGATAAGAAAACTGGTGAGAACCGTCCGATTGAACTGAAGGTCGTTGACTCTCGCGGTAAGCGTATCCACGATGTTCCGGCCATCTCCGGTGGTTCTGAACTGAAGATTCGCTACAGCCTGTTCCCTTATGGCTGGTCTGCGGTAGCTGGTGCCTCTGTCAAGCTGCAACTGGAAGGCGTGATGCTGGTGAAACTGGTTGAGTTCGGCGGTGGTGACGATGACTGGGGCGACGAAGTGGTCGATGACGAAGACGGCTACATTGCATCCAACCAGAAACCACGCGAGCAGTCCCGTCAGGCTCCGTCAGACAATGACGATGAGCAGGAAGACGAAGACGACGATGGTGATTTCTAATGGCTCGCCCTACCTTCAAGCGTAATACTTCAGTGGGTCGCTTTCGCAGCGGCCTTGAAGATAAAGTTTCGGCTCAGCTTGAGGCTAAGGGCGTCCCTTTCCGTTACGAGGAACTCTACATCCCGTATGTAGTGCCTGCGAGTGACCACAAGTACACTCCAGATTTTGTCCTCGGTAACGGAATCATCGTGGAAACAAAAGGTATCTTCGATGTGGATGACCGAAAGAAACACCTGCTCATCAAAGAGCAATACCCTGAACTGGATATTCGCATCGTGTTTAGCTCAAGCAGAAGCAAGCTGTATAAAGGCTCTAAGACTTCATACGCTGAGTGGTGCGAGAAGAATGGCATCCAGTTTGCCGATAAACTGATTCCTGTTGAATGGCTAAAGGAGAAACCTAAAGCATTGCCGGGTGTCCTCAAAGAAAAGGGGAGCAAGAAATAACATGGCTAAAGTACAATTCAAACCACGGAGTGAGACCACTCTGTTAATCGTGCACTGCTCAGCGACCAAGCCGACCATGAACATTGGTCTGCGTGAAATCCGTCAGTGGCACAAAGAGCGCGGCTGGCTGGACGTAGGATATCACTTCATCATTCGCCGTGATGGCACTGTTGAAGATGGTCGTGAAGTGTCCGCTATTGGTGCACACTGCGAAGGCAAGAACTACACCTCTGTGGGTGTCTGTCTGGTCGGTGGTGTCAACGATAAGATGCAGCCTGAAGCGAACTTTACGCCACAACAGATGGAGTCCCTGAAGACTCTGCTGGCTGGCCTGAAGCGCGAGTACCCACAAGCGTCGATTCATGGTCATCATGACTTCGCTGCGAAAGCCTGTCCGTCCTTTGACGTGCAGCGTTGGTTAAAGTCCGGTGAACTCGTAACGAGCGACCGCGGATAATCCATGCAACTCACTTAGGGAGGACATACCGTCTTCCCTTAGTTCTCAAAATTGATTAAGGAGTGTACAACATGAGCATTAAATCGAACTATGTGGCTATACAGGTTGCCGACCATATCCGTACCTTCGTCGGTAAACGTGCAATCATCGCTGGCGGTTGTGCTCGTGATGTGCATTTCGGTATCGAGCCGAAGGACTACGATATCATCCTGCCGCGTCTGGCTCACTACGATAACATCCGGGCCGCACTTGATGCGCTCGACGTGTCTTACCGTGAGATGAACTTCTACCGCTACAACGAGGGTTCCGAAAGTGACCGCGTTGCGTACTGCTTTAAGTTCACCTATCAGGGTATCGACTTCGACCTGCTGGTGTACCTGATTGACGAGGCCACTGAGGCCCCGGCTCACTTCGACTTCAACCTGAACCAGTTCATTCTGGACGCTGAAGGCCATGCTGAGTTCGTCGGTGAGTTCCATCCTGATGAGGGTCTCGTGGCTATCCGTGGTGACCACTCACCGAAACGTGAAGCATACGTGAAGGCGAAGTACCAGCAACTCTATGCGACTCACTAAGGGAGGTTAACCGTGGAACGAGAGAACGACAGTATCTTTCTGTATCACTTACCGTGCGAAAACTGCGGGTCGTCTGATGGGAACTCCATGTTCTCTGATGGACACCAGTGGTGCTATGTTTGTGAAACATACGTCCACGGTAACGATGAGACCCGCGAGGTAGCCAGTAAGAGAACTTACAAGCGCACCGGGGAGGGAAGCAAGATGAGCAACGTGTGGAATTTTGGTGACTCCAATGGGCGATACTCAGCGTTAACCGCGAGGGGTATCTCTCTGGAGACAGCCAAGAAGTACGGCTACTGGATTGCGAAGGTGGACAACCAGATGTATCAAGTAGCCAACTACTATGACCAGTCAGGTAACTTGACGAGTCAGAAAGTCCGTGACAAAGACAAAGAGTTCCGAACCACTGGAGCACACAAAAGTGATGCACTGTTCGGGAAGCAACTCTGGAATGGCGGTAAGAAGATTGTGGTGACCGAGGGTGAGATTGATTGCCTGACAGTCGCTGAGCTTCAGGGCTGCAAGTATCCGGTAGTGTCTATTGGTCACGGCGCTAAGGCGGCTAAGAAAACTCTCGCTGCCAACTATGAGTATTTCGACCAGTTCGATGAGATTATCCTGATGTTTGACATGGATGATGCAGGTCGAGCAGCGGTCGAGGAGTCCGCACCAGTCTTACCATCGGGCAAGGTTAAGGTAGCTGTGCTGCCAATGAAGGACGCCAACGAGTGTCACCTCAACGGGTTAGACAAAGCGGTGATGGACCAGATATGGAATGCACAGCCGTGGGTCCCTGATGGTGTTGTCTCTGCGATGAGTCTGCGTGACCGCGTTAAAGAGGCGATGCACAAGGACCAAGTGAACGGCTTGATGTTCTCCGGGCAGGACCGACTCAACGAGATGACTTTAGGTGCTCGTGGTGGTGAGGTCATCATGGTGACTTCCGGCTCAGGCATGGGTAAGTCAACCTTCGTTCGCCAACAGATGCTGATGTGGGGCCGTGATGGTAACCGTGTTGGTATGGCGATGCTGGAGGAGGCCGTAGAGGAAACCATTCAGGACCTGATGGGTCTCGATAACGAGGTCCGTCTGCGTCAAGATAAGGAACTGAAAGACCTCATCCTGACCGATGGGCGCTTCGAGCAGTGGTATGATAAGCTGTTCGATACCGATATGTTCCACCTGTATGATTCCTTTGCGGAGTCTCAGGAGGACCGATTGTTTGCGAAGCTGAGCTACATGGTTGACGGGCTGGGCTGTAAGGTAATCTTACTGGACCACATCTCAATCGTAGTGTCTGGCATGGAGGATAACTCCGATGAGCGTAAGACAATCGACCGACTGATGACCCGACTGAAATCCTTTGCGAAGACTAAAGGTGTCGTGGTTGTCGTAATCTGTCACCTTAAGAATCCAGAGAAGGGGAAAGCACATGAAGAAGGGCGTCCTGTTAGCATTACTGATTTACGTGGCAGTGGGGCTTTACGCCAACTATCAGATACCATTATTGCACTTGAGCGAAACCAGCAAGGTGATAATCCTAACCTTGTCCGGCTTAGGGTTCTTAAGTGTCGCTTTACTGGTGACACGGGTATTGCAGGTCACATGCGGTACGACAAAGAGACGGGCTGGCTTGTCTCGGCTCCAGACTCTGAAGGAGAAGGAGCAGGCGATTGGGAAGGCCACACAGAGTCAGGTGACTCGGACTTCTAAATGTCAAGGCGAGGTTTACTGCCCGTGCGGTAAGCCTTCGTGCGACTGGTATCATCATTAACTTAATTCAACAAGGAGAACACATCATGTTTAAACTCGTAAAAGCATTAGGCCGTCTGGTGGCAAAACTGTACGCTCGTGAAGCACGTCTGAAGGTAGCCGAAGCGAAGGCCCTGAAGAAACTGTCAGTGGAAACTGAACAGGCCGCTGTGAAGCTGCGTGAGAAGGCTGAGCAGTTCGAGACCAAATCAGGTGAACTGGTTAACGAGGCATCTCGTATCGCTATCCAAGCAACCGCTGTGGGTAAATTCTTTGAGTAATCATTGAGTTAAAGTCAAGGTCATCTTCGGGTGGCCTTCATCATTAATTCAAGCAACTCACTATTGGAGGCACATTATGCGTACCGTAAAAGAGATTAATGTTGACATTAAGAAACTGAAGGCTGAACTCAAACTGGCTCAGGCCGCGCAACTCAAGGACAAGCTGGCGAAAGCTGAGGTCCTGCTCAATAACAAAGGTCTGGTCTGGAACGGCAACTTTTGGGTCCACGATAAGAAGAAGGCCCAACCGGAGGACAAGCCAATGGCTAAGCCTCGTCAGTTCGTTATTAGTGGCGGCAAGATTTATTTGGTAAATGACAGCGATGGGTTCGTGGTGAGAGCACGTCAGGTGACCTCAGTGAACTCTATGGGTATCAGGGTTGCACCACAACTGGTGGATTTAGCAGCCGGTCGTTCCCTTCGCTTTGTTGACGAGCAATACGTGCGAACGTTTTTCGCTTAATTAAAACCCAAAGGAGGACAGTATGTTACTTTCCGATATCGAAGCCAATGGCCTCTTAGAGACCGTTGACAAGTTCCACTGTGCGGTGACCAACGACTACATCTCGGATGAGTACATTCGTTACCGTCCGGGTGATTTCGTGCAGTACCTTGAAGCACTGGAAGCTGAAGTAGCGAGAGGTGGTATGCTGGTCTTCCACAACGGGACCAAGTATGACCTTCCGGCACTGGACAAACTCTCTCGTATCCATCGCGGTAAACCCTTCGTGGTTCCGTGGTATCAGGTAGTCGATACTCTGGTTCTCTCCCGTCTCATCTTCAGTAACGTGAAGGATACCGATGTGGGCCTTTTGAAATCCGGGAAGTTACCCGGTGCTCGCTTCGGTTCTCACGCTCTGGAAGCATGGGGTTATCGCTTAGGCGAAATGAAAGGTGAGTACCTGACGTTGTTCAAAGAGCAACTTGAGGCTGAGGGCGAACAGTATACGCCGGGTCTCGAATGGGTTAGCTTCAACGAAATCATGATGGACTATAACGTCCAAGACGTTGTGGTGACCAAGGCTCTCTTTGAGCACATGATGCGTCAGGTCCACTACTTTCCCGGAGAGGACCAGAGTGGGGAGTTGGAGTACCAACGATTCTGGAAGGGCGCTTTATGGGCTGTCCGTCTGGAGCACGAGGCCGCTTGGATTCTCGCTAAGATGGAACGCAACGGTTATCCGGTTAACGTGACCATGATGCAGGACCTGTACTCGACGCTTGCTGGTCGCCGTGGTGAACTGCTGGTTGAACTGGTAGACACTTTCGGTAGCTGGTATCAGCCGAAGGGAGGCACTGAGCCTTTCCGTCATCCGCGTACAGGTAAGCCTCTGCACAATTATCCGAAGGTCAAGTACCCGAAGACTGGCTCTGTCTATCTCAAAGATGGCAAGACGCTGGCTAAAGGTGAGACCATGCAGGATGCGCCGTGGACTCCTATCGAGTACGTGACGTTCAACCCATCATCTCGTGACCACATCCAGAAGAAGCTGCAAGAGGCTGGCTGGGTGCCAACTGAGTTCACCCCAAGTGGTGCTCCGAAGGTTGACGATGAGGTGCTGGAGCATGTGCACTTAACGGACCCGAAGGCTCAGGCTTGTGTGGACCTCATCAAAGAATACCTTATGATTCAGAAGCGAATCGGACAGGTGGCTGAAGGTGACAACGCATGGCTCCGCATGGTGGCTCCTGATGGTCGTATCCACGGGTCAATCAACCCGAACGGTGCAGTGACTGGACGAGCAACTCACAGCTTCCCTAACATCGGTCAGGTCCCTGCTGGACGTGCAACCTATGGTAAGGAGTGTCGCTCCTCGTTCGGCGCTGAGCACAACCAGAGAGACGGTAAGCCAGACCCTTGGATTCAGGTGGGTGTGGATGCGAGCGGCTTAGAGTTACGCTGCTTGGGCCACTTCATGAGTCCATACGACAATGGTGAATACTGTGACGTTATCCTGAACGGTGACATTCACACGAAGAACCAAGAGGCTGCTGGCCTGCCTACTCGTGATAACGCTAAGACGTTCATCTACGGGTTCCTGTATGGTGCAGGTGCTGCGAAGATTGGACAGATTGTCAACGGTACTGCGGAAGATGGTAAGCGACTCATCAAGTCGTTCCTTGAGCAGACACCAGCAATCGCTAATCTCCGTGAGGCAATCCAATCGACTCTCATCAAGGACTCTAAATGGGTCGGTGGTGAGCAGAAAGTGACGTGGAAACGCCGCTGGATTCGTGGCCTTGATGGCCGTAAGGTACACGTCCGTAGCCCACATGCTGCGCTGAACACACTGTTACAGTCCGCTGGTGCTCTTATTTGTAAGGCATGGGTAGTGGAACTTGTCAACCGCTGTGAGGCTGAAGGCTATGTCCACGGCTGGGATGGTGACTTTGCGTTAATGGCGTGGGTGCACGATGAGGTGCAGGTAGCGTGTCGTGATGAGGTCATTGCGAAACGTGTTATTGAAATCTGTCAAGAGGCAATGCGAGCAGTAGGTGAAATGTTCAACTTCCGTTGTGTGTTAGACACTGAAGGGAAGATGGGCGGCAACTGGTACGATTGTCACTAATAGAAACTAAGGAGGGCCACATGGCTATCACTCAGAAACATAAAGTAGAGTTCATGGTAACCGCAGTGTTACCTTCAGACGTCGAGCAGGAACTTGCTCAGGACCTCGTTAAGCTGGCTAAGGCAGTGATGGCTGGGGAGACCCACTTCAAAGGCCACCCAATTGATGGACGCCAGAAGCACATGCTGACAGTGTTCGTCACTGAGGGGATGGAAGGAGTCGCTGCTTTCCTGATTCGTGGCGCGATGCGTGAGGCCATCAAGGAGCTGCGCGAGGAGTACGCCGATGGTGACTGCTTCAAGTTCTCACCAGCAAGTGTACGGAAGGTGTCATAATGAGTGACTACCTGCGTGTGCTAATGGCAATCAAAAGTTGCCCGAAGACCTTCCAAAGCAACTACGTCCGGGTTAACGCTGGGCTGGTCGCTGAGGCCGCAAGCCGGGGGCACATCTCGTGCCTCTCTGCGGATGGTCGTAACAACGGTGCTTGGGAGATTACCTCAAGCGGTACTACATTCCTGATGATTCATGGAGGTTGCGTATGAGCCACTACGAATGCAAGAAGTGTCACAAGCGTTACGATGAGTGTCGTTGTGATTCTATCCCGGCAGTTGACCCTAAAGAAATCATTAAGACCATTACGGAATCTATGGTAGACAACCCGTGGTCTGATGAGCTTCCTGATTCGTTCACTGTGGTTGACAGTGGCGACTGGACGGATAGTCATAAGTCTGAGAGTAAGACCGATATCGTTCGACACGATGCCTCTGGTCTGCACTTCCAGATTGAACTGTCCCGTACTGGTGACCACTGGCAGGGTTACGAAACTGAGTTCGTTGACGTGGCCCACGTTGAGCCATACCAGAAAACTATCACTGCGTATCGTGTAGTTAAGGCAGGTGCTTAATGTCTAAACCATTGAGCCTGCTACAGTTTCAGGAGATGCAGGACCTGAACAATCTCCGTAAGGGTGTCCTCGTGATGGATGGTGACTGGCTGGTGTTCCAAGCAATGGCTGCGTCTGAAGTCGAGACCGATTGGGGCGACGATATGTGGACTCTGGAGTGCGACCATGCGAAAGCGTGGAGTATTCTGTGTGATTCCATTAAGTCCTATGCAGGCCGCAAGAAGGCTTGGCTGGGCGCTCCTATCGTTCTGGCGTTCACCCACGATGACAACTGGCGTAAGGGTGTCTTACCGACCTATAAGGACAACCGTAAGAAGACCCGTAAGCCTGTAGGTTACCGTGCGTTCCTTGAGCGTGTGTGGGAGAACGAGGAGTGGTTCAGTATCCGTGAGGACCGCCTTGAGGGTGATGACGTGATGGGTATCATCGGGTCTGACCCTGCACTGTTCGGCTTCAAGAAGGCCGTGCTGGTCTCCTGTGACAAGGACTTCAAGACCATCCCTCACTGTGATTTCCTGTGGTGCACTACCGGTAACATTCTGAGCCACTCGCTGGCTGAGGCTGACTACTGGCACACCTTCCAGATGATTAAAGGAGACATTACCGATGGTTATACTGGCATTGGTGGCTGGGGCGATACTGCTGCTGAATACCTTGAGAATCCCTTTAAGTTTGTCTTGACTCAGAAAGAACTGAAGTCAGGTAAGAACAAGGGTTCCATCGTGGAGCAGTGGGTCAAGGAGCCTCTGGCTGAGACCGACACCCTGTGGGATGGCATTGTGTCCCTCGGTGCGAAAGCCGGTATGACTCCTGATGATATCATCGTTCAGGGCCAAGTGGCTCGCATCCTTCGTGCCTCTGAGTACGACTGGTACAACAAGGAGATTACACTATGGGAACCTTCACGTTCGCCGTCGCTGTGTTCCTCTGCTTAAGTCTGTTAGGCTTCACCTGTGTGGGCCTATATCAGCTTATAGCATTGGCGTCAATTAAAAGGTAATAACTCATGGCCTCTACCCATGCGACTCACTATTGGGAGCCTATAGGGGCCATTATGATATTACTTTAAGATTCACTCTAAGAGAGAGGAGAACATTACCATGTTAAAATCACTACGCAATATCGTAGAGAACCCTGATGAAGTCCCACGTATTCCTGTAGGTGTCGCTGAGTGGATTCAAGCCCAACTCAATGGCGGCTACCTGATGCAAATCGGTGTCATCTCACGGCTGAAAGCTGAGGGCTACTCAGAGGCATTCCTTGCGGGATTCCTTGCTGGTGCTCAGTATGGCTGTCAGATTATTGATGATGCCGATTACGTCTTGCAGGAGCAGAAGCTGGCTAATCAGCCTTAACTCAAGCAGGAGGTGTCTATGTGCTTTAGCGCGAAGGTGAAGACCCCAAAGGTTGACACCAACACTATCAAGGCTCCAGACCCTGCGCCTCTAACTGAGGCTCCTTCAGGTGTCGCTTTCGGTGAGACCGATACGACCGACGATGGGACAAGTTCAGAGGTGTCCGGGCTGTCAAGCCTGAAGAACTCCAATGATACCACTGGTGACAAAAAGAACACCACAAGTGGGACTGTTGGGACAGCAACCAATACTAACGCCAAGAAGACTACAGGTACGAAGTCAAGTATCCGTAAGTCAATCTTCGGTAAGCGGTAATCCCGTTCACTAACATAAGGAGAACACCACATGGGTTTCTTTAAGAAAATCAAGAAGGCGGTAAGCAAGGTCGTCAAGCAGGCTGCTAAGGCTCCTGAAAGTATCGCCAAAGGTGCGGTAGCTCTGGCTACAGGTCAAGGTGGTGAGACCACTGTGATTGAGAAGGAGACGCCTGCTGCAACTCAGGTAGCTGCTCCAGCGCCAGCGACTCAGGTCGAAACTCCTACGGTGGAGTCCGATGATGAGAACACCAGCGATACCGAAAGTGACAAAAAGAAAGCACGAGCAGGCGGTAAGAAATCGCTGAGTATTGCCCGTAGCTCAGGTAACGGTATCAACATTTAAGGAGGTCTGAATGGCTACTTCAAAGGCACGTACAGGCTTCGCTGAGAATGGCGCTAAGTCTGTGTACGATACGCTGAAGACCGACAGACAATCCTATGAGACACGAGCGGAGGACTGTGCTAAATACACGATTCCATCATTGTTCCCAAAGGACTCTGATAACTCCTCAACCAACTACACCACTCCGTGGCAAGCAGTGGGTGCTCGTGGTCTGAACAACTTGGCCTCTAAGCTGATGCTGGCTCTGTTCCCGATGCAGACTTGGATGAGACTAAACATCTCTGAGTTCCAAGCGAAGCAACTCGTGGCGGACCCGGACCAGTTAGCTCAGGTCGATGAGTCTCTGTCGATGGTCGAGCGTATCCTGATGAACTACATCGAATCCAACAGCTACCGTGTGACTCTCTTTGAGGCGCTCAAGCAGTTGGTCGTAGCGGGTAACGCATTGCTGTACATCCCGGAGCCTGAAGGTACATACAACCCAATGAAGTTGTACCGACTGAGTTCCTACGTGGTGCAGCGTGATGCCTACGATAACATCCTACAGATGGTGACTCTGGACCGTGTAGCCTATGCTGCGCTGCCGGAGGACGTTAAGAACTCTTTGGGTTCTGACGGTGAACACCAGCCGGACGATGTGATTGAAGTGTACACGCATATCTATCTGGATGATGAGACTGGAGATTACCTCAAGTACGAGGAGATTGATGGTGTCGAAGTTGATGGAACTGATGGTTCTTACCCCGCTGGCGCTGTCCCGTGGATTCCCATCCGTATGGTTCGTATCAACGGCGAGAACTATGGTCGCTCGTATTGTGAGGAGTATCTCGGTGACTTGAAGTCCCTTGAGAATCTCCAAGAAGCAATCATCAAAATGTCAATGATTTCCGCTAAGGTTATCGGCTTGGTTAACCCGGCTGGTATCACTCAGGTTCGCCGTCTGACCAAAGCACAAACAGGTGACTTTGTGACTGGACGTAAGCAGGACATTGAGTTCCTCCAGTTGGAGAAGACCGCTGACTTTACTGTGGCAAAAGCTGTCAGTGAGCAGATTGAAGCCCGACTGTCCTTTGCCTTTATGTTGAACTCTGCGGTTCAGCGTACAGGTGAGCGAGTGACTGCGGAGGAGATTCGCTATGTGGCCTCTGAGCTTGAAGACACCCTCGGTGGTGTTTACTCAATCTTAAGCCAAGAGCTTCAACTTCCGATTGTCAACGTTCTCCTGAAGCAACTACAGGCGACCAACCAGATTCCAGAGTTACCGAAAGAGGCTGTTGAGCCGACTGTATCTACTGGTCTCGAAGCGTTGGGCCGTGGTCAGGACCTGTCGAAACTGCAAGACTTCATTGCGGCTCTCGGCAATATGGCTCCATTGGCTCAGGACCCGGATATCAATATGACTACCCTCAAGCTGCGCTTAGCGAACGCTATCGGTATCGACACTTCCGGTATCCTGTTAACTCAGGAACAGAAGCAAGCTATCATGGCTCAGCAAGCTGCCAACACTGGTATGCAGAACGCTGCGGCCTCTGCTGGTGCTGGTGCTGGTGCTCTCGCTACGTCCTCTCCAGAGATGATGCAGGCGGCTGCTCAGACAATGCAGCAGGGTCAGTAATCCATGCGACTCACTAATGGGAATACAACCGGATTGAATGAGGTCCGGTCTTAAGGTTCGAGTCCTTATGTGTTCCCTTAGTTTTCACTTTAAGAGGAGATTATTCTCATGAGCGATATTTACGCTGAATTTGGTGTTAACAATGCTGTTATCTCAAGCGACAACATTGAAGAACACGAGCAGGCCATGCTTGCAAAACCGATTGAAGTCCGTGATGGTGATGACCGTATCGAGGCTGTAGAGTCCGATGAGTCCACCAGCGAGGAGACTGAAGGCGAAGCCCAAGAAGTTGAACTGAGCGAATCCGATGAGTCGGACGAGTCAGGTGAGACTGAAGGTGAAGCCGCTCCGTTCCAGCCTGTGGGCGAACCAAGTGAAGAACTGGTCCAGTCCTCTGAGCGCATCGCTGAGCATGAAGGTGCATTCACTGACATGGTTGACACCGCGATTGAACGTGGTCTGTCCGCTGAGTCTGTGGCCCGCATCCAGCAGGAGTATGCTGAAGATGGTCTCACTGAGAAATCTTATCAGGAACTGGCTGCTGCTGGTTACAGTAAGAACTTCGTGGACTCCTACCTGCGCGGTCAGGAAGCACTGGTTGAACAGTATGTCGCTGGTGTGATTGCCTTTGCTGGCGGTCAGCAGAACTTCGATGCACTGTACACTCACCTTCAGACCAACTCGCCGGACTCCGCTGAGGCTCTCGTATCTGCGATGGAGAACCGCGACCTGAAGACCGTGAAGGCTATCATCAATCTGGCTGCGGGTTCCCGTAGTAAGACTTTCGGTAAACCTGCTGCTCGTTCAGTGACTAAGCGTGGCATCCCTGCTGCTGCTGTCGCTGTGAAGTCTGAAGGTTTCACCTCAAGTGCTCAGATGATTAAGGCCATGAGCGACCCGCGTTATGCGACTGACGCTGAGTATCGTCGTAGTGTGGAACAGAAAGTGGCTGCGTCCAGCTTCTAATTCCATGCGACTCACTATTGGGAGAGACTATGAGTTCTCCCTTTAGAGTTACAATCAGATGTAAAGTTTGGTTTCAAGGATTACTCTAATTTATTTATCATCAATCAATAGAAGGAGATTTAACATGGCGAATACTACTGGTCAGAAAATCGGTACTAACCAAGGTAAAGGTCAGTCTACCGCTGACAATCTGGCGCTGTTCCTGAAGGTGTTCGGTGGCGAAGTGCTGACCGCATTCGTTCGTCGTTCTGTTACTATGGACAAACACATGGTCCGTACCATTCAGAACGGTAAGTCCGCTCAGTTCCCTGTGATGGGTCGTACCAAAGCTGCTTACCTGAAGGCTGGTGAGTCTCTGGATGACAAACGCAAAGATATCAAACACTCTGAGAAGGTAATCACCATTGATGGCCTGCTGACCTCAGACGTGCTGATTTTCGATATCGAAGACGCAATGAACCACTATGACGTGCGCTCTGAGTATTCTGCTCAGTTGGGTGAGTCTCTGGCGATTGCGGCTGATGGCGCGGTACTGGCTGAGATGGCTGCTCTGTGTAACCTGCCGTCTGCCTCTAACGAGAACATTCAGGGCCTCGGCACTGCAAGCGTTCTGTCTATCGGTGCGAAGGCCGACCTGTCTGACCAAGCTGCGCTGGGCGTTGCTATCATCAAGGGTCTGACTACTGCTCGTGCTAAGCTGACCGCTAACTACGTGCCTGCTGGCGACCGTGTGTTCTACACCACTCCAGAGAATTACTCTGCGATTCTGGCTGCTCTGATGCCTAACGCTGCAAACTATCAGGCACTGATTGACCCTGAGAACGGTTCTATCCGTAACGTCATGGGCTTCCAAGTGTTTGAAGTTCCGCACCTGACCGTTGGTGGCGCTGGCGATGACCGTGCTGATGAGACCGCTAACCAGAAACACGCATTCCCTGCTACCGCTACTGGCGATACCAAGGTTGCTCTGGATAACGTTGTCGGCCTGTTCAACCACCGCTCTGCCGTTGGTACTGTTAAGCTGAAAGATATGGCGCTGGAACGTGCTCGTCGTGCTGAATATCAGGCTGACCAGATTATCGGTAAGTACGCGATGGGTCACGGTGGCCTGCGTCCAGAAGCTGCGGGTGCTCTCGTTTTCACCTCGGCCTCAGCGTAAATACCTTTAGTGCTCGGACGGTAACTCCGTCTGAGTATGAGGTGCAGACTGTAGCTATTGATGGTGATTCACTTAAGGTGACACTTGATGGGCTGGAGGATGTAACGGACTGGTCAACCCTTGAGGTATCTTACGGTACTTCAGGGATTGCCAGCCATACTCGCCGGACCAACACGCTGTACTTCAAAGGAATCGCTGTAGGCGAAACTCTGGTGACTGTCAGCTTTGAAGGGTCTGAAAGGAAGACCTTTAAGCTGGTCGTGACCGAATAAACTAAATGAAACCCTTGGGGTCCTTAACGGGATTCTGAGGGTTTTTTTTTCGACCCACTTAAGGAGGTGCTGAATGCGCTCTTACGAAACCACACTGGAGACCAGCGATGAACTGGAGGGTGTCAACGAAGTGTTGGCCTCTATCGGTGAACCGCCAGTGTCCACTCTGGAGGGTGACGCTAACGCTGATGTGGCGAACGCTCGTCGTATCCTCAACACGGTAAACCGTCAGGTTCAAGCCAAAGGCTGGACTTACAACATTGAGGAACTCGAACTGGTTCCTGATGTTTTCTCAAAGTTAATCCCGTACATGAGCGATTACCTGCGTGTCTTCAATGACTCCGGTGCGTCTCAGTACATCAACCGTGGTGGTTATCTCTATGACACCACTGGCAAGACAGACCAGTTTACATCCGCTGTGACGGTCTCCATTATCCGACTGAAGGAGTTCAGCGAGATGCCTGAGTGTTTCCGCTCGTACATCATCGCCAAGGCTTCCCGTCAGTTCAACATGCAGTTCTTTGGTGCCACTGAGATTGATGCGTACTTACAGGAGCGTGAGCTTGAATGCTGGCGTGATGTGCAGACGTATGAACTCGACTACGGCAACTTCAACATGCTTGATGGTGACGCCTTCGTTGGTGGTCTGTTGTCTCGTTAATGTTCACATAAGGAGGTCCTCGTGGCTCTTATTTCTCAAACAGTTAAAAACCTGAAAGGCGGTATTAGCCAACAGCCGAATATCTTACGTTACCCTGAGCAGGCCGAAGCGCAAATCAATGCGTTCTCCTCTGAGACTGAAGGTCTTCAGAAACGCGCCCCTTCAGTGTTCACTAAGATTATCTCACCTCGTGCTGGGGACTTCGGTAGTAAACCTCTGGTCCATATCATCAACCGTGACACAGTAGAGCAGTATCAGGTGGTCTTCACCGGGACAGGCATTCGTGTGTTCGGTCTGGACGGCAAAGAGTATTCTGTAACGGGTGACATGCAGTACGTTCAAGTGTCCGACCCTCAGAAGATGCTGCGCTGCGTTACCGTGGCTGATTACACTTTCATCGTCAACAGGACGTGGACCGTGCAGGCTAACGGTAATGTGACCGACCCCGGCTTCAGGACTGATGGTGACTGTATCATCAACGTCCGTGGTGGTCAGTTTGGCCGTACCTTAAGGATTCACATCAACGGAGGCACCCAAGCCTCTCTGACGTTACCTGATGGTTCTGACGCTAAGCAGACCCCGCAGACCGATGCTCAGTACATTGTGGGCCAGTTGGCTGCTCAACTCCGTACCAACATGGGCGGCTGGACTATCAACGAAGGCTCAGGGTTCATCCACATCATTGCTCCGGGTGGAGACAACATCCGCTCAGTGGCAACAGAGGATGGCTATGCGAACCAGTTGATTAACGCCGTGACCCATGAGGCTCAGAGTTTCACTAAGTTACCTCTGGAGGCTCCTAATGGTTACAAGGTGAAAATCTCAGCGACCAACAACGGGACCAGCGATAAGTATTACGTTCAGTATGACGCCTTGAATAAGGTCTGGCGTGAGACTGTAGGCTGGGGCGTTCAGGTCGGTCTGGATGCGCGGACCATGCCTTGGGCCTTAGTGCGTCAGGCAAACGGCTCCTTCCAGATGACTCAGTTGGGATACGCTAACCGCACCTGTGGTGACAACGATACCAACCCGATGCCATCCCTCGTGGGCCAGACGATTAACGATGTGTTCTTCTTCAGGAACCGCTTAGGCTTCCTCAGTGGAGAGAACATTGTGATGAGTCGTACCGCTAAATACTTCAACTTCTTCCCGCCTTCAGTAGCCAACCTGAGCGACGATGACCCGATTGATGTTGCTGTGTCCCACAACCGCATCTCAATCCTGAAGTATGCCGTACCGTTCTCTGAGCAGTTACTCCTGTGGTCTGACCAAGCGCAGTTCGTCCTGTCATCTTCAGGTGTCCTGACTCCGAAGTCTATCCAGTTGGACCTGACCACTGAGTTTGATGTGGATGACACAGCGAGACCTTACGGTGTTGGTCGTGGTGTTTACTTCGCGGCTCCTCGTGCCTCCTTCACTTCCATCAAGCGTTACTATGCGGTACAGGATGTGAGTGACGTTAAGGACGCTGAGGATATCTCCGCTCACGTTCCAAGCTACATCCCGAACGGTGTGTTTAGTATCCACGGGTCAGGCACAGAGAACTTCGCGTGTGTGCTCACCACTGGTGCGCCTAACAAGCTGTTCATGTACAAATACCTGTTCCTTGAGGGTGAACTGAAGCAGCAGGCGTGGTCTCATTGGGAGTTCTCAGAGGGAACAAGGATTCTCGCGGCTCAGTGTATCGGCTCGACGATGTATCTGATTCTTGAGAACGACCAGATTTTCATGGCCCGCATCCACTTCACGAAGAACACTGTGGACTTCTCAGATGAGCCTTACCGTATCTACATGGACCGTAAGATTCGCTACGTGATTCCTAAAGGGACCTACAACGATGACACCTATCAGACGACCTTCAACCTCTCCAACGTGTACGGCGGGTTGGGCTTCTGGAAGGATAAAGTCTCCTGTGTGTTCCTTGACGGTCAGGTAGAGGAGTTCACTCCACCGAACGGTGTATCGTGGGAAGGTAACCAACCGATTATCCGACTCAACGGTAACCGTGAGGGCGAGGTGGTGTTCCTCGGTGCGAACTATGAGTTCTACTACGAGTTCTCCAAGTTCCTCATCAAGAAGACTGCGGAGGATGGCTCAACGGCTACTGAGGATATCGGTCGGTTGCAGCTTCGTCGTGCGTGGGTCAACTATGAGGACTCTGGTGCGTTCCTTATCCAAGTGGAGAATACCTCTCGACTCTTTGAGTACATGATGGCTGGTGGTCGCTTAGGCTCCGACAGTCTCCGTGTGGGTTACCTCAACGTGGGTACAGGACAGTTCCGATTCCCGGTAGTGGGCAACGCTCAGTTGAACGTAGTGCGCCTCATCTCAGACAACACGACTCCACTCAACGTGATTGGTTGTGGCTGGGAGGGTAACTACAACCGCCGCTCAAGCGGTATCTAACTAATAACCCTATGACTTTCCATGTGACTCACTATTGGGAGGCATAGGGTATTTACTTTATGTCAATACTTTAAGAGGAGAACAGCAATGATTATTCGACAGACCATGCCGATTGATGTTGAAAACTTTCTGCCTCATGAAGATGACCTTGCAGAAGCAATCGCCGCTGGCGTTAACTGGAAGGAAAACTTAATGGGCGCGTTAGGGGAACATACAGTCTCTCTTGTGCATAACGGATGGGTAGTGGCTATTGGTGGAAACCAAGGAGACCAGTGCTGGTTCGTGACCGATAGGTGCATCCGCTATTTAACGAATGGTGACAAGCGAGACTTCCGCAAGGCTATCTTGGATTACCGCAACAAGGTACTCAAAGAATACCCGGTGCTCTGGAATTACGTGTGGGTCGGAAACCATAACCACATTAGGTTCATGGAGTCCATCGGCGCTACCTTCCATCAAGAGTTCACGGAGTCGCCCCGTACAGGTGAGCGGTTCCAGTTATTCACAATCACAAATAGGAGGTAGTTATGTGCTGGATGGTTGCTATCCCAATCGCTATGGCTGCGATGCAGGGCGCATCAAGTAACATGCAGGGTAACGCTGCTACAGCCGCCAATAACGATATGCTTCGTAAGCAGGCAATCCAACAGGTCAAGCAGATGAACTACACAGATGCTAACCTGAAGATGCAACAGGCCGATGAGGCTGATGACCTGCGTATGCAGAAGACTCAGAACAACATGCAGCAGATTCGCAACATGGGAACCCTCGTGGCTGCTATCGGTGAATCTGGCATGGAAGGTAACACAATGAAGCGACTACAGCGTGTGACTGAAGGTGACTACGTGCGGGAGGCTCAGGGTCTTAATGACAACTACGAGCGCGACTACGCGAAAATCTTTGGTGACCGTGTGTCGAACATTGAGAACACCAAGAACACGATTACCAACTTGCAGAAGCAGGAGAGTCGCGTTAAGGGTGTGTTCGAGCAAGTCATCGACCCGCTGGGTCTCGGCATTGGTAAACTGTATGACCTGACTGATATCGGCGGTAAGAAACTGTACGGCGATAAGGTTAAGGCCAAAGTGGCAGGCGACTCTGCGAAAGCTGGTGGAAAGTAAAGGAGGTCTAAATGGCTAACAGTATTGAAGGTGCTTTAGGTGCCAATCAGGTTCAGGGAGTGAGTCGCCTTCGTGGTGGCGCTTCCATTACCTATCAGCCCGTGCAGGTGGCTGTGGACAACTCTAAGGTGAACAAGCTGGCTCAGTGGTCGCAGAACATGCAGACCCTCGCTAAGATTGGTGAAAGTGCATACATGAAGTATGACGCCAATCAGAAGCAGAAGGCCGACGAACGCTCCAACGAGATTATCCGTAAGTTCACCCCGGAGCAGCGCCGTCAGGCTATCAAAGATGGGACCCTGCTGTATAAGGATGACCCTTACGCAATGCAGGCCCTGAAGGAGAAGACTGGTCGTAACGCTGCCTTCCTGATTGACGATGATGTGTCTCAGAAGATTCAACAGGGACACTTCCGTACTCGTCAGGAAATGGAGACCTACCGTCAGGAGCAGTTGGCGAAAGGTTCCAAAGAGTACGCTGAGGAGTTCGGCATTGATGAGGCCGATGAGTTCTTCCAGAAGGGCTTCAACTCGGATATCACCCAACGTAACATCTCGCTGTATGGCGCACATGACAACTTCATGAGCGAGCGGTACAAGCAGGGTAACACGGTGCAATCCAAGGTCGAACTGGACAGTATCTTATCGGACCCTTCAGTGCTCCGTAATGAACACGCTGGGGCAATGTTCAATGGGTACATCCAGACCAACCTTAAGTCTGGTGCAATCTACTCTGATGACCAAGCCAACACGGTAATCCGTCAGTCACTCGGTGATGTGGTGAATCGTGAAGGTGGACGTGCTTTCCTTGACAGCCTTGAGAATCAGAAGGTGACTCTTAATGGGACCACATCGACTTACCGTCAGTTAATCGGTGACGATGCGTGGACCAACCTTCAGACCAAGGCGAGCCAGAGTGAGTACAGCCTCAACGCGAAACGCTCAGAGAATCTTCAGGTGTCTATCGGTGAGGCCATCAATCAGGATGACCCGGCGAAGGGCATGGAGATGCTTCAGGCGCTCAAGGCTGAGAACAACAAGTATCAGGTAGGGGATGAAATGACTCCTCAGCGCCAGATGCTCATTCAGGCTGAGACTCAGTTGCAGGACCGTGTTCGTCAGGATACTCAACAGCGTAACAAGCAGTTGGTTAAGGCGGCTCAGGATGACAACAAGTATCTCATCATGGACCAGCAGTTCAATAAGCGCCTCGGTGGTGCATACGTCCCGACCGACTATAAGAACATGCCAGCGAACGATGCTACTGGTGAATGGTCTTATCAGGATGCGGTGAACTATGCCAACAAGAAGATTACGCAGATTGACCAGATGAACATCCCCGATGAGCAGAAAGACCGCATGAAGATGCAGTACCTGCGGGCTGATGCTGACAATGGTCCTTTCCGTCAAATCTTCGGGACTCAGGTTGCTGACGCTCAGAAGGAGTGGGGTGCCGCTGTGATTAATGGCTCACTGCCAACACAGGGAACACCTGCCCTCGATAGTCTTCGCCGTGTGATGAAAGCGGACCCGTCTCTGGTTGCCTCACTGTACCCGGAGCAGGCCGACCTGTTCAACACGATGGACATGATGGATAACATGGGCGTGTCTCCTCAAGTCATCATTGATGCGGACCGTCAGGCTCGTACTCAGACTAAGGATATGCGTTTCGAGTCCGATAAGAACTGGCAGGACCTGAAGAACAACTCTAAGGCTCCTGAGCTTTCACGCATCCCAACGTCACTCGACGGTGCTGCCCGTAAGATTTATGATTCAACGCTCATGCGTACTGGTAATCAGGACCTTGCTCAGCAGCAGACCACTAAGTTCCTGAAGGAGAACACTGTGACCTTCACGGCTGATGTGGATGGTGATGCTATCGGCGTTATCCCTCGCAACATGCTCACGGTGACTTCAGACCCGGATAGTTACAAACAGGGTCAGGAGATTATCGACCGGGCCGCTAAGCAAATCGCTCAGGCCAACCCTTGGATTACCAATAAGCAACTGACTGTGTACCAGCAGGGTAAGAGCATTTACCTCATGGATACTACCGGTCAGATTTCTGTGCGGTACGACCAAGATACGCTCCAGCGTGTGTATGCGGATGAGCAGCAACGTGCATCGCAGAAGGCGACCGATGAGGCGCTCAGGAAGGCCAATGAACGTGCTCCTATCTCTCAGGTAGGTAAAGCCCGTGAAGCTGCTGCCAAGCGTGTCCGTGCAAAACGTGCGTCAGTACCGAAGTTCATTTATGGACGGAAGGAAGACGAATAACCATTAACCACTAAGGAGGCTCCTCGTGGAAACTTATGATTCAAACAAACCGTCACAATATGATTCACTGATTCAGAAAGCAGCCGATGAGCATGGAGTCTCTTATGGTTACATGCGTAAGTTGCTCTGGAACGAATCACGCTTCAAGCCAGACGCTAAGTCACCTACAGGCCCGGTGGGAATCGGGCAGTTCACTGCTGCAACCGCTAAGTCTATGGGTCTGAATGTGGACCCGGCGAACGGTGTAGATGACCGTCTGGACCCCGCTAAGGCTATCCCGGCGACCGCTAAGTTGCTCGGTAGTCTCGTTCAGAAGTACAACGGAGATGAGCTTAAGGCTGCTCTGGCGTACAATCAGGGTGAAGGCCCTGCTGGTGCTCCTCAGTTACAGGACTACGATAAAGGCGATTTCTCTCGCATCAACGCAGAGGGCGTTAAGTACATGCGCAACCTGCTCGATGTGGCTAAGAGTGACCGCAAAGCAGACCTTGAGAACTTCGGTGGCATTTCCCCAAAGGCTGACGGTCTCTCACTTGACGATATCACCCACGGTGTTGGGGCCGAACCTAAAGTCAAAGTGGGTGAGAACTTACCGGAGGCTGCAAGCGGCCTTAACATCAATGGTCAGGAGGTTGACGCTCCAGCAACACCCTTCGGTAAATCATATTGGGAGGCTCATGGAGAGACCCTTGATGATGCAGCAAGCAAGTCCACCTTCTTTGGGCTGGGAGATGCTTCAAAAGCTAACGTCGAGAACTCCACATTGGGAATGGCTGTTCGTGCCGCTCGTGTTGATAATAGCTTTGACGTGTTCAAGGATGTACTCACGCCGACGAAATGGAACAGTCACACATGGACTCCAGAAGAACTCGATAGGATTCGCAACGAGGTGAAGAACCCGGCGTACATCAACGTGGTCACTGGTGGTTCCCCTGAGAATCTGGATGAGCTAATCAAGCTGGCCAACCAGAACGCTGAGACTGACGCTAAGGCTGCTCAGGCAGGTATGGGTGCTCAGATTGCTGGTGGTGTCCTCGGTGCTGCGGTAGACCCACTGTCGTATGTCCCACTGGCCGGTACTGCTCTGAAGGGTGCCAAGGTGGTCAACAAGGCAATGTCTATCGGTCTCCAGTCGGCTGCACTCAATGTGGCCTCTGAGGGAATCCGTACATCGGTCGCTGGTGGTGATGCTCACTTTGCTGAAGCTGCTGCTGGTGGGATGCTGTTCGGCTCCGGTATGAGTCTGGTTGCTGATGGAATCGGTAAGGCCCTTGGTCGTGACCCTTTCCGTGCGACTGCTGTTCGCCTTGAGGCTCGTGAGACTGCTCGTAACACCAATGGTGCTGACCTGTCCCGGATGCCAGTGGCTGATGGCACAGAGATGACCCATAGTGTTCAGGGTGTTCCCTTTGCGGAGTTAGCGAGTGAACCCGGTGCTGTCCGTATGGCTGATGGTTCTATCCTGAGTGCAACCAACCCGGCTAACCCTCGGACACTTTCTGAGGCTGCTGAGTTGGACGTGTTCAATGATAAAGCTGCGTATGCAGTGAACCTCGGTGGATTCTCTGAGTTGTCCACTAAGATTATGCGCTCAGAATCACCTGAAGTGCGTGGCTTAGGGTATGACTTAGTGCGTCCGGTCACGGGTATGCAGGATGGCTCAAACGGTAAGTTCGGGACCACTGCGAGTGATATCCATGAGCGACTGAAGGCTACGGACACACGGTCTTACAACCAACTGTTCGACGCTGTGAAGCAGGCGATGCGAGACCCTGAGTTCTCTACTGGTGCCACCATGAGTGATGCTGCTGCCCGTCAAGTCATCTACAAACGTGCTGCCCTTGCGATTGAGCGCCCTGAGTTACAGGCGAACCTGACCAAGAGTGAACGTAAAGTGATGGACCTGATGAAGCAGCATTTTGACGCTAAGCGTGAGATGATGGAGAACCCGGCGATGTTCGGTAACGAGAATGCAGTAAGCATTTTCCCTAACAGTCGCCACAAGGGTACTTACGTCCCTCACGTTTACTCACGGGAGGCCAAGCAGTTGTACTCGGAGGTCCTCGGTGGTCCTGAAGGGTTACAGGAAGCAATCAAGAAGTCATGGCTGACCAGTTACCTCTCTCGTCCTGAAGTTAAGGCACGAGTGGATGAGGCTCTGCTGGAGGCTGACCCGTCTCTGACAGACCCTGTTAAGCTACGTGCAGCGGTTGAGAAGTACGCCAACGATAAGGCATACGGTATCAGTCACACGTCTGACTTCCATGCGTCCTCTGTTCTGGATGACAACGTGAACCTCGGTGAGGGTCTGGTGGGTCTGGAGAACAATAAGTTCCTTGAAGCCCGTAACCTGTTCGATAGCGATATGCCAATCACTCTGCCTGATGGAAATCAGTTCTCAGTGAATGACCTTCGTGACTTCGATATGCGGACCATCATGCCTTCTTACGACCGTCGAGTTAATGGTGACATTGCCATCATGGGCGGGACCGGGAAGACTACGGCTGAGCTGAAAGAGCAAATCCTTGCGATGAAGAAAAAGGCTGACACCTCTGGTGATGGCACTATTCGTTCTGACGTGGATGCTCTGACAGATACCGTTAAGATTCTCACTGGTCGCTCTCGTCGTGAACCTGATGGGAACTGGGGTACTGTGATGCGGGCTATGAATGACCTGAGCTTCTTCGCTAAGAACGCCTACATGGGCGCTCAGAACATCACTGAGGTTGCAGGACTGGTTGCTAACGGAAACGTCAGGACGATGCTTAAGGCTATCCCCGGACTGAACCGACTGGCCACCAAGCGTACCTCTCTGAGTCCGAAAGAACTCGGTGAGTTGCACACTCAGATGTTCGGTAAGGAAGTGGACGATATCATTCGCCCAACCCGTCAGGACCTCATTCAGAGGCTCCGTGAGAACACCGATAGCCCTAACGCTGCTGGCGTAGTGGGAACCATTAAGTTCGGCACTCAGGAACTTGCTGCCCGCTCTCCGTGGACCAAGATGCTCAACGGGACTACCAACTATCTGCTGGACGCTGGCCGTCAGGGAGTCCTCTCAGATGTTCTGGATGCGACCATGAAGGGTAAGACTTCACGATTCGCTAAGGACAACCTGCTGAAGGCTTCGAGTATCTCCAAGGAGCAATGGACTGGAGTGAAGGACCTGATTAACCAGTATGTGACTCGTGGTGAGGATGGACGTTTGACTATCGCAGACAAGCAGGCTTTCAGTAATGACCCTCGTGCTATGACCCTCTGGCGTCTGGCTGACCGGGTAGCTGATGAGACTATGCTGCGTCCGCATAAGCTGAGCTTCCAAGATGCTAAGGCGTATGGCCCGTTCGTGCGTAACCTGATGCAGTTCAAGTCGTTCACCATCAAGTCACTCAATGGTCGCTTCCTGCGCTCGTTCTATCAGGCCACGAAGAACAACCGTGCGATTGACCAAGCGTTGACTGCTATGGTTTCCCTTGGTCTGGCTTCGAGTTACTACGTGGGTGCTGCTCACCTCAAGGCTTCCTCACTGCCTAAAGAGCAGCAGAAGGATTATCTGGACCGTTCCCTCGACCCAAGCATGATTGCTTACGCTGCGTTCTCTCGTAGTTCACACGTAGGTGCACCGCTGGGTATCGCTAACTTGTTCATGGCTCCTTTGGGCTTTGACCAAGCGAAGATGGTTCGTTCCTCAATCCTGCCACAAGGCGAGCCTAACCAGAAGGACCCTCGCGGTATCTCTTATGCTGCCACCAGCAATCCTGTTCAGAACTTCACTAACGGTGTGCTGCAACAGGTCCCATCTTTCGGGTTCGCTGCCAATGCGTTCGGTACAGGCTACAATGCGTACCACGCTCTGACTGCACCTAACAAGATGACAGAGACGGACTTCATGACTGGTCTGTACAACACCAGCCGTGAGTTGGTCCCTAACGACCCGGTGACTCAGCAAATCATGTTGCACATTGCCAACGAGAGCGGTATCCATCTCGACGGTAAGTGATGCGACTCACTATTGGGAGTACATTACGTGCTCCCTTTATTTCATCACTTAAGGAGGCTCAAATGGCGAATACCATTAAGACCGTTATGACTTACCCGCTGAATGGCTCGACTGTGGATTTCAATATTCCCTTTGAGTATCTGGCCCGTAAGTTCGTGACGATTACCCTGATTGGTAATGACCGTAAGGTACTGACTCTCAATCAGGATTACCGATTCTCTACGAAGACCACCATTACCTTAACGAAGGCATGGGGTCCTGCTGATGGTTACGACACCATTGAGGTTCGTCGTTATACCTCTGCGACCGACCGTCTGGTTGACTTTGCGGACGGTTCGATTCTCCGTGCGTATGACCTCAACATCGCTCAGGTGCAGACACTCCACGTTGCTGAAGAAGCGCGAGACCTGACTGCTGACACTATCGGTGTGAACAACGATGGTAACCTTGATGCCCGTGGTCGTCGTATCGTGAACGTAGGTGATGCTGTAGGTGACTACGATGCTATCAACCTGCACATGATGAAGACATGGAACACCTCTGCGTTGAACTCTGCGAACGCTGCTGCTGCCTCTCAGGCCGCTGCCAAGACCTCGGAGAACAACTCGAAGACCTCTGAGAATAACGCTAAGACCTCAGAGAACAACTCGAAGACCTCTGAGAACAATGCGTACCAATGGGCGCAACGTGCAGAGGACTCTCCGGTGCAGGGTAGTGAGTTCTCCTCGTACCACTACTCACGCAAGTCCGCTAAGAGTGCTGCTGCTGCGAGTGTTTCTGAAGGCAACGCTGCGACTTCTGAGCGTAACGCCAAGACCTCTGAGAACAACGCTAAGACCTCAGAGACTGCCGCTGCTGCTTCTGCTCAGACCGCTAAGGATGAGGCTGCTAAGCTGGAGAACATGAACGACCTCGCGGCTGCTATCGACCATGTGGATGGCGTTAACGTCTACTGGAAGGGTCTGCTGACTGCGGCTCGTGTTGACGCTGGTGAGCTACGGGCGACTGGTGGTCTGTTCCGTCTACAGAACCAAGGCCGTGAGATGAACTTCACTCTACCCGCAAGTGGTGCTCAGGTGATGGTTAACCGCTCAAGCGCACTCAATGCGATTAATTGGGGCAACATGGCTCAGTATAGCGTGGGTCCTATTCATGTGGCCACATCATCGAGCAACATTATGGGTAATCAGGGTGCACACCTTGTGTGGAACGAATCGGGTGATGGCCGTGGCTCAATGGTGGTTAACCGTGGTGGTGGCTCTGGTGGTTTCAACTTCCGGTTCGTCAACGCAGATAACACACAGGAGACTGGTAGTGTCCGTATGTCTGGCGGTGGCGAGATGACCACGACTGGTAGCATCTGGACGAAAGACCGCGTGTTCGTTGGTGGTGATGGCACTAACCGTGCTCAGTTGGCCGCAGATGGTAACGTATGGGGTACTCGCTGGAATAGTAGTGGTGAGTGGCTCTATGACTGGCTCATCCGTAACTGTATGGCCGATATGGGGCGTGGTGGTCAACAGTATCGTGGTGGTGCTCGTGTTGCGTGGGAGTGCTCACCGGGTTGCTTCCTGACTGGTACTAACACCAACGTGGGCGATGGACGAGACATGGGCAGCTACTTCCGCCAGCTTGTCGGTCGTAAAATCAATGGTGGACAATTTGGTATTGGAGACTTCTAATCATGGATAAATATATTGACGTAAAGGGACTCGGCATCCGGGTCCACGAAGAAGCTGGATTCCCTTGCCTGTGCTTTGAGGACAACAAGGGCCGCGACTGGTATCTGGTCCGTAAGGACTGGAAAGGTGCTGTCATTGCTGTGTGGCCTGACGATAATAATACCGTAGGTTCTTTCTGTGAGAACCCTATGGATTACATCCCGGTCCCCGGTCAGACTCTCTATGAGGTAGACCCTGCGATTGTCCCACATAAAGATGACGTGATGAAGCTGCTCGGCTACTACACGTTTGACGGCAAGGAGTTCGCGGAGTCTGGTCTCGGTGCGCCAGTGGAGCGCACGAAGGAGGACATTCTGGCTGACCTAATTAAACTTCAAGAGGAACTGAAAGCACTGTAAAGAGCGAACAAGGCCACGGATGGCCCACATAAGGAGGACGCATTATGCTGTCTATTGATTTCAACAATGAGATTATCAAAGCTGCTCCTATCGCAGGTACTGCTGCTGCTGATGGTGCGAGCCGCCTAATTTGGGGCCTGTCCCTCAACGAGTGGTTCTATGTGGCTGCGATTATCTATACCTTCGCTCAGACCTTCGCGCTGTTGTGGAGGACTATGAAGGGCCGTGACAAGAAGGAGGTTGCAAATGAGTGATAAGACTCTGATTAAACTGCTGGAGATGCTGGACACCAATATGGCTCAACAGATGCTACGGGACCTTCAGGACGAAGACCGCCGTACACCTCAGCTATACAACGCAATTGGTAAACTGCTTGAGCGTCATAAGTTCCAAATCTCTAAGCTGGTCCCCGATGAGAACATCCTCGGTGGTCTGGCAGGTGCGCTGGATGAGTACAAACAGCAAACCGATAGTAACGGTCTTACGGATGAGGACCTGTACCGTCACTGATAGATAAACTCAAGGCCACTACATATAGTGGTCTTTATGATTGTCTAACACTACACGAGACAACGCTACGTGAAATCTGAGAAAACAGGAGGGCTATCATGCTCAACATTAAACGTACAGTTGCCGGGATTGCCCTCGCTGTAGCCACTCTATGGGGAACCTACACGGTAGGCCATGTGATTGGCGTCAAAGATGAGCAACTCGCACAACAGGAGGTAATCAAGAATGAGTACATCAAGAAATCAACCGCTGATATCCAACAGCATAATGCCGTACAGACAGCCCTCGATGCCATTGCTAAGAAGCACTCCGATGAAATGGCTGAACTTGAAGGGAGCACTGATGGGATTGTTAATGCTCTCAATGCTGATAACAAGCGGCTGCGTGTCAAACTCAAGGCCGTCACTGGAACACCCGGTGATAAACAGCAGTGTATCAGCACAGTTGATGGAAAAGCCGAACTTGACGAAGGAGATGCTAAGCGTCTTATCGGAATAGCCCAACGGGGCGACAAGTGGATTGAGAACCTACAGGACACTGTGCGAGTTCTCCAAGGTAAACTCAAAGAGAAGGAGACTAAGTAATGGCTAACGTAATCAAGAAAAGAACCCTATGGAATGTTGGTAGTGCAGCTATCGGTGGTGCGTGGAATCTGGATGCTCGACGTGGTTTACTGCGTGGTGTCATCTACATCAACAAGGCTGACTACAATAGCCGTAAGCCGCTGACGATTACGCTGGTGGCCTCTGATGGTTCCACTAAGACCTTCGATGCGCTCTTGGGAGCCACTGTGCGGGACGTTACGCTGTCGGAGGTGTCTGACTACGGGAACGACCTGCTGTCCATCTCAGTGACCTCTGAGGCGTCTGTATTGGACGGTATCGGTCTCTATCAGATTGACGCTCAGTTCACTGTCGATGACGGTCAGCCTTCTCTCGATGGCTACACTAAGTCAGAGGTGGATGATAAAGTCTCTGCGCTGCTGCCGAAAGGTAGTGTCGATAAGCTGAACAAAGCACAGGCAACCACGAGTTCCACTGTGTCTCAGTTGGCTTCAAACGCAGACCTCGCCACGACTATCAGTAAGGTCAACGATGTGATTAGCTGTCTGATGGCTGTGCGTGGGACCAACAGTTCTGTGTTCACTACCCTCAACTCGCTGCTCGACAACCTGACCTCTGGCAGTGTCATGAAGTCGTAACAATAGGAGGCCACAATGTCTAAGCAATCTCAAGAGGCCCGCAATGCCTTAATCGTTGCGCAACTCAAGGGTGACTTCGTGGCCTTCCTGTTCGTCTTATGGAAGGCTCTGAACTTACCTCCGCCGACCCGGTGCCAGATTGATATGGCTAAAGCCCTCTCCAGTGGCTCACAGCGCCGTTTCATCCTTCAGGCTTTCCGTGGCATTGGTAAATCGTTTATCACCTGTGCGTTCGTTGTGTGGAAGCTGTGGCAGAATCCTGACTTGAAGTTCATGATTGTCTCAGCCTCAAAGGAACGTGCGGATGCTAACTCCGTGTTCATCAAGAACATCATCGACCTGTTGCCTTTCCTCCATGAGCTTAAGCCTCGTGCTGGACAGCGTGACTCGGTTATCAGTTTCGATGTTGGCCCTGCCAAGCCTGACCACTCACCTTCTGTGAAGTCTGTGGGTATCACTGGTCAGTTGACTGGTAGTCGTGCTGATATCCTCATCGCGGATGACGTAGAGGTCCCTAACAACTCTGCAACGCAGACTGCTCGTGACAAACTGTGGGAACTCGTCAAGGAGTTCGATGCAATCCTGAAACCTAACGGGACCATCATCTACCTTGGTACTCCTCAGTGTGAGATGACTCTGTACCGTGAACTTGAGAACCGTGGCTATCGTACCACTATCTGGCCTGCTCGCTATCCGAAAGACCAGAAGGACTATGAGACCTACGGCGAACGTCTGGCCCCTATGCTGGTGGAAGAACTTGAGGAGAACCCTGAGTTACTCTACTGGACACCTACTGACCCTGTTCGATTCGATGATGAGGACTTGAGGGAACGTGAGTTGTCATACGGCAAGGCTGGCTTTGCGTTACAGTTCATGCTGAACCCATCTCTGTCAGATGCTGAGAAATATCCTCTGCGTCTCCGTGATGCTATTACCATTGCGTGTGACCCTGAGAAGGCTCCTCTGAGCTACCAGTGGCTACCTAACGCCTCCAATGAGAATGACAACCTACCTAACGTGGGACTCAAAGGAGACCGTTACCATGCGGCTCACAGCTACTCTCAGCGGACTATGGACTACCAGCAGCGCATCCTTGTGATTGACCCAAGTGGTCGTGGTAAGGATGAGACAGGTTACGCTGTGCTGTTCACACTGAACGGTTACATCTACCTGATGGACGCTGGTGGCTTCCGTGGTGGCTACGAGGACTCTACGCTGAACAAGCTGGCTCAGAAGGCCAAGCAGTGGAAAGTCCAGACAGTGGTCTTTGAGAGTAACTTCGGTGACGGTATGTTCGGTAAGATTTTCTCTCCGGTGCTGCTGAAGGTTCACCAGTGCGCTATGGAGGAGTATCGCTCTACTGGTCTCAAGGAGGCACGTATTGCGGACACTCTGGAGCCTATGCTGGGTGCTCACCGCTTTGTCATCAACGAAGCTGTTGTGCTCAACGACTATCAGTCTGCTCGTGATGCTGATGGTAAGCACGATGTGAAATACTCACTGTTCTACCAGTGGACTCGCCTTACTCGTGACCGTGGTGCTCTGGCCCATGATGACCGACTGGATGCTGTAGCCATTGGCGTAGACTTCCTCAAGGAGACTATGGAGCAGGACTCAGCTATCGGTGAGAACAACATCACTGAGGAGTTCTTAGAGAAACACATGGAGAAACTGGAGGTCGGCTTCAATGACCACCGCAGCTACGAGACTGGCGATATGACCATCCGTTGGGAAGACGATGGTGACTCTAACTGCTTCATTCAGTGGTGATGCATACTGAGTCATAATAAGTGAATAGACATTCAGTGCCACATGGAGGTGGCCTGTTTGTAACTTACTGTTCCAGAAGGAGTTTCCATGCGACTCACTATTGGGAGAGTGGACTCAAAGATAACTATAAGACTATATTCAGATTAACTATTCAGTCATTATCTTTGAGACTACTTAAAGTCCTACTTACAGAGGGATGGTAATTATTGTTATTAATACCCATCCTCTTACAGACACACACTAACAGATACTTAAAGGAGGGAGTGACCATGCGTAAGGTACTCAACATCACTATCACCATTCTGCGCCATAGGGTCACTTACCGATTTCTTGCTGTGGTACTTGGTGCCCTTGGTGTCGCTGCTGCTACAGACAATGCGGGACGAATCGAAGCTATCGTATGTGCTATCCTTGGGGACTGCACTTAATGTGGTCCTCGGTGCCTTGATGCT